GGAGCAAAGCACACAGCCTCCAGCAAGTTCCTAGTCCACATGAAGGATCTGTCGGCTACAGCTAAGAAGTTTGCTAAAGCATAATGGCAACCTACAAAGGTAAAAGTGTAAAGCTGAACAAGCCTCGCAGAATAGGCAAGGGCGAAACCAGCTATGGTAAAAAGAAATCTGTTGTATATGTCACAGATGGGGATAAGATAAAGCGTGTAACTTTTGGCGATCCGAACATGCGTATTAAAAAGAATCAAAAAGGTCGTAGGAGCAATTTTAGGTCTCGTCATAATTGCGACAATCCTGGACCGAAAACAAAAGCACGATATTGGTCGTGTAAGGCTTGGTGATATATGGCAAGAGCAGCAATTAAAAAAGTAGCACAAGCAGAGATCAGAGCTGCTAAAAGTTTTCTTAAACGCAGAGACATTGATTCAGACGAGATCTCCCCTAAAAAATTCGCACAAGCAGCAAAAGAACTAGACAAGAGCTTCGTTGAGACTTTAAAGGTGCTGGCTCGTGAACTTTCCGGAGGACAAGCTTAGTGGCTGAAGAAACCATCCAAGGCGGCACCGCGGATCAGTGGGCTGAGTATGGTAAAAGTCTTTCCGTCGATATCCCTGAGATCAATTGGAAGGATGTAGGCAATGTTGCCTTAGACTTCACACCTATTATTGGTGACATTAAAGGTGGCTACGAAACTGTACAGATGATCGGTGACGAGCTGGCCAAAGACAATCCAAATTACAAACTGGTTGGGATCCTTGGTGGAATGGGAGCTGCAGCAACCATCATTGGATTAGTTCCTGGAGTTGGCGATATAGCTAAGAAAGCTATAATGTCAGGAGCAAAAAGTGTTGCAAAGAGCGCAAACAACCTCGTTGATGCAATGCCAACATATGACCCAAATACAATGGGCTCTTTGGGTGGTAATATTTTCGCTGGGCAAACATCTGGAGCTGCTAAAGCAAAGGTTCTTTCTGAACTAGGGGACGAGTCCCGCCGATGGTTGAGTTCTTTGGCCAAAGACTTAGGAGTTACGGCTGAAGATCTTTTCGAGGAGATTGGGCCTAAGTTGAAAAACTTAGAAGTTGAGATGCCAGAGGCATTTACTATATTCGATAAGAGAGAGCTTTTTAGTGCTCTGCAAGAAGCGAGCGAAGGAGCATCAGACCTCGCAGTCATAGACCCAAGAGACTTTAAAAAGATTGCTGCTCAGATAAATACTGAGGTGCCTTCAATAAATCAACAAATGATTGATAAAGTTAGTGAGTATTCAGGAGACATAGAAACAGGCACAGCTTTAGGCAAAGTTCCATATTTAAGCTATGACACTCCAGCCCCAAATACAGCCCAATTTGTTATGCACGATGGTCGCCACCGCAACAGAGCTATGGAAGCTCTTGGCTATTTCAAGAATCTTGTTAGAGTTGTGCCTTCAGGAAATCAGAAATTAGCAAGCAAGTTGCCTGAAGAGACAGATGCATAAACAGAGATAAGCAACATTCAGCTAGAAGGACAAGGAGGAAAGAAAGTTGCTCCAATGCAAGACATTTTCAAATATCTTTCTATCGCGGGTGCACCAGTCGGCGCTTTAGGAGCTCTGCAAAATGATGAACAGAACGGGATTTAACCAACTCTTGAAAGGAGGCCGAAAAATGTACGGTAAAAAGAAACCTATGGGCATGAAAAAGAAACCAATGGGGGCTAAAAAGAAGCCTATGGGAGCTAAGAAGCCCATTAAAAAGAAAGGTTATTAATGTCAGATGATGTAAAAGATGTTGTTGTGCATGTCACTGGCGTTTCGATGTCAGGAGGTGTAAAGAATGACAACAAGCGACCTGCTCCTGCAGATAAAGAAAAATCTAAAGGAGAAAAGGCTAGAGATAGCTGACAGCATGGTCCAAGGTCGGATATCTGACTTTGGGACATACCAAAAGAACGTTGGTATTGCGGAGGGTTTAGAACAAGCCTCTGAGATTATCAATGAAACATTAAATAGAATCAATGAAGAGGATGAATGAACGTGTCTCATCAACATGCTAAAACTTACAAAGACGAATCCACAAACTCAACAGTAGATTCGCACCAACTGCCAATTCCATTAAATTGGAAAGTGCTAGTTCAACCCCATCAAGTCACAATGAAAACTAAAGGCGGTTTACACCTCCCATCAATATCGAAAGATAATGAGGAGTATTTAACTGCCCACGGTCGAGTTGCAGCTATGGGCGATCTAGCATATCGAGATCGGGACACAGGCGATAAATGGCGTGCCGATGTCTGCCCGCAAGTTGGGAATCGAGTTACCTATGGCAAATATGCTGGCCAAAAAGTAACAATAAACGGTGTGAGGTTTCTTTTGCTGAATGATGATGAATTAACATCAATTCTGCCAGAAGATGTCGATGTCACATCTTATCTAGCGCAATAACTTGGAAGGACGCTACCATGTCAAATGAAGACGCAATTCAAGAAATTGAGGACGAGATCAAAAAGGCGCAAGGAAGCCCTGAAGATTTTGAAATCGAGATAACTGATGATCCTATTGAAGAGGCCAAAGATCTTGCTGATGAAAAATCACAAGAAAATCAAGAAGTAGATTATGGCCCAAAGGTTCAAAAACGTATTAAAAAGCTCGTTGATCAACGTAGGCAAGCTGAGATTCAAACTCAACAGATGCAACAGCAAAATGCACAGCTGAATGCTCGGTTGGCTCGGCTGGAGCAAGGCTCTGTTCAAAACAATGAGAATGCTTTTAATCAACGCTATACTGAAACAAAAGCTGCATTGACCAGAGCGGTTGAAGAAGGCGACACTGAATCTCAGGTCAACTTCCAAGAGCAGATGGCAGACATGCGTGCTTCGATGCGGATTGCAGAGATGCAAAAGCAACAACGCTCGCAACAAGCTGCATCTCCAACGGTTGGTCGTGCGCAACAGTCTGTTCAAAACCCAGCTCCCGAGAAAGCTATGGGTTGGTGGGAAAAGAACCGCTGGTTTAACACCACTGGATTTGAACGTGAAACTGCTGCTGCTCGGTCTATCGATGTCCAGCTTGATTTAGAAGGCTTCGACAAAGATTCAGACGAATATTACCAAGTTCTGAATAAGCGTTTACTTTCTGTCTTTCCGGAGCTATCCTCTGGAGCAAGCCCAAGTAAGACAAGAACAAAAAGTAGACAACCAGTTGCACCAACTACAGGTGGTTCCTCCTACAAAGGCAATAGAGTGAAGATGTCGCAGGATCAACTTAGAATGGCTCGTGAACTTGGTATTACAGACGAAAATAGTCTTAGAAAATATGAAGCTGAAATTAAGCGTCAGAGGAGCCAGTCATGACTGAGAAAAGAAACGTGCGCGCAAATGAAACTCGAAATTCCATGCGGGATGAGCAAGCTCGTCCAGAAGCTGCGTGGAAACCACCATCATTGCTAGATGCTCCGGAAGCTCGTCCAGGATATACTCAGCGATGGATCAGTACCTCGATTCAGGGTAAAGAAACACCAGATAATGTGTACAAGCGTATGCGTGAAGGCTGGGAACCGCGTTCTGCCGAGTCTGTGAAAGATAAGTTGTTTCCGACTATCAATCACGGTCAATGGGCAGGATCAATTGGAATTGAAGGAATGCTGCTCTGCGAAATGCCTGTTGAAAAACACAAGCAGATGAAAGCCTATTATAACAATAGGAGCGTAGAGGCAAACCAATCAATTGCAGGCGATTTGGATGCGTTAGGACGAAACAATGGGCAGCCGATCTATCAAGACCGGAAGTCCTCTTCGAGCCGTGGCAGGGATCTCTCTGTTATGGAAGATTAAACTTTACGCTGAGAGGAGCGAAAAATGGCTAATGTAGATGCAGCCTTTGGGTTTGTCCCAATTCGCCATATGAGTGGTAACGCACCGCGTGCGAATAAGTACACAATTGCTTCAGGACTTGCAGAGAACATCTTTTCAGGTGATCTTGTGATTCTGATTGATACTGGTTTACTTACTCCGCACACCGCAACAGAAACCAATAACATTGGTGTCTTTGGTGGGGTTTCTTATACCGCTGCAGATGGTTCATACGTTTATAGTGATTACTGGCCATCAGGCACAGTCGCTACAGACATAATCGCATATGTATATGATGATCCATATACTGTGTTTAAAGTACAGTCAGCAGGAACTACTGCCCAGACGAATATCGGCAACTGCGCTGATGTTGTTGCTGGTGCAGGATCAACTGTAACTGGGCAATCTGGTTTTGAATTGAGCGGAACAATGGCTGCGGGTATTGCTACCTGCAAGATCATTGGTCTATACGAAACTCCAGACAACGCATTCGGCGCGAACGCTATCATGGAGGTTCTTGTAAATGAGCATCTTCTTGGTACGAACGTAGCTGGTATATAAGGAGGGTATGAAAAATGGCTATGAATAGAGCACAATTTGCCTCCATGTTGGAGCCAGGACTGAATACTCTTTTCGGTCTTGAGTATGACAGTTATCCACCAGAGTATTCCGCAGTCTTCGCTGCAAATACTTCAAATAAAGCTTATGAAGAAGATCTTCTGCTTCAAGGCTTTGGGCTTGCACCAACAAAAGATGAAGGTGCAGCCATCAACTATGATACAGGGAGCCAGCAATGGACTGCTCGGTATCAGAATGAAACAATCGCTTTGGCTTTCGCTATTACAGAAGAAGCTGAAGAAGACGGTCAATATGGCTCGATTGCTTCACGCTACACTAAAGCACTCGCTCGTTCTATGGCTTCCACTAAGGAAATCAAAGCTGCGAATGTTTTAAATAACGCGCAGGCTGCTGGTTTTACTGGTGGTGACGGTGTTGTACTTTTAAGTGCATCTCACCCAACTACCAACGGGAACCAGTCTAATGTGTTAGCAACTGCTGCAGATTTATCCGAGACTTCTCTTGAGTCTATTCTTATCAATATCTCTGATATGAAAGACGACCGTGGGCTTCGGATTGCTGCACAAGT